TTAATTGGTATTTATTAAAATATAATAAACATTCCTTTAATTGGTATTTATTAAAATATAATAAACATTCCTTTAATTGGTATTTATTAAAATATAATAAATATTCCTTTAATTGGTATTTATTAAAATATAAAAAGATAGGTTATACTATATAAAAATGTCCTATGATAATTGGTTATATTTTTTTAATTCATCTTTAACAGAGATAACTGTTAAAGATAAAAAAGAAAAACAAGAGATTAACAAAGAAATTTTAGATGATGGTGGTATTAAAATATCTGGAACTAAACCAAATGAATGGTCTGTTTTATTAGAACCAGCCGAATATTCTAATATTTACAAAATATTGGAAAATATTAAACATCAAAAATTAAAAGCACAATCATTATTTAAAGAAGCTTTTCGTAAAAATAAAAAAGATTTATTTGAAGAAGCAGAAAAAATTATTTTATCGTTAGAGAATAAAGAAAATGATATAAATACTGTAATTAAAGAAAATAAAGTTTTAGAAAAAAAAATAAATGATAAAATTTTTGATATAAAAAGAAAAATATTTTTGTCTAAAAAAATAGATATTAAATTAATGGACGAACTTAAAAATTCTTTAAAAGAAAAACAAAATATTTTAAATAAAATTAACGATAATATTAATAATTATCCAATTAAATCTAAAAGTATAAAGACCAAAGGTTCTGTTCCAGAACCACCTATAATAAATTCACTTGATGTTTCTGTAAGAAAAACAAAAAGACAATTTCAGAAAAATATTGATAACTCGGAATTATTTTCATTAGGTAAAAATTAAATTATACATAGTATAAATAATATAAAATGAATTTTCTTGATAATTATATTAGTTTAAAATATTTTATTATTTCTTTTTGTATAGGAATTTTTATGGTATATATATCAACTCCTCTTCCAGAAATAATTATAAGATATCCAACTCCTTTAAATTCTGGAAAAGTAATATATAAAGACATAGCAGATCTTTGCTATGTCTATGACAAAAAAGAAGTAAATTGTTCTTCTAAAGATATAATTGATACTCCAATCCAAACTTCTAAAAATAAAGAAAAAAATAATATAGGTGCCATATACAATATATATAACAAGCAAAAATGAGTTTAATAGAAGAGACAGACAATTTAGAAAGTTTAAGAAATTCTATAAAAAATGAATTAAGTTATCTTAGAAAATTAAGATTTTTTAGTTCAAAGAAAAATTCAGAAGAAAGTTTAGAAGAAAGTTTAGTTCAAGAGGAAAAGTTAGAAGAAAGTTTAGTTCAAGAAGAAAGTTTAGTTCAAGAAGAAAGTTTAGTTCAAGAAGAGAGTTTAGTTCAAGAAGAAAGTTTAGAATATGAACTGTTAAATACTATAATTTATTTAACAGGATTATATTTTTATGATAAAAATAGTTTTATTAGAAAAAAATATATTTTTACTAGTTTAGAATTAGAATATTTTTATAATAGTAGTATTTATGATGAAATTGAATATGAAAAAAATTATTCAAAAGAATTTTCTATAAAAAGGTTAGATTATAGTAAAATAAATGAAGATATATTAGATAATACTGAAAAAAGTTTAGAAGAACTTATAGCAATAGAAAAAATAATAGAAAATCCAACAATTAAATTAACTAGACAATTGTTAGATAAAAAATATAAAGGAAAAGATACTTTTAAAAATGTTTATAGTAAAATTTTTAAAGTATGTTTACTAAATCAACCTGGTATCAAATATAATAGTTCAACTTATATTTGGAATATATCACCTGATATTTTTTTAGAAAATTTTTATAAAAAATATAAAAAAAACTTAAAAAACTTTAAAAACTAAGTCTTTAACCTTTTATCCATATTCATAGAACCCAAACCCATTCTAATATCATCATCAACTAATCCACCATCTTTGGTGTGAATAAAATATTGACTTGATAGATTATCGGATGTATTATCATTTAAATTAAATCCAGTTATACCATTTAATAATTCACCACCATTCATTACAAATTCATTTTTATATTTCCATGAATCCACACTTTTAACTGGTTTATTTGAATTAATGGAAACTTTAACTGAATCATCTTTTTTTGGTTTATTTATATCAAGTTCTTCTTTATCATTTTGTTTATAGAAGTTATTTACATCTAAAACATCTGATTCAAAATTTGCATCATTTTTATCGTCAGCAAAATTATTTAAAGGTTTAACAGAATTATCTTTTTTAGTTTTACATTCTATGATATGAAATTCTTCCTTCTTTTTCTTAAAATTTATTCCTTGTAATAAAAAATGCAAAGCGAGTATTAATAACAGAGAACTTATAACACGCATTTTTTTTCTTCATAAATATATTTAGAAAAATATAATATAAAAAAATGAAAGTTTCAGATATAAATTTAGATTTTAAATCTATTGATAAAAAACTTGAAAAAATATATCTAAAAATACTAAAAAAAGTTAAAAATATTTATGAATCAACTGGAATACAATATCCTATTCTTGTTATTAAAACAATGGAAGAAATTGAAAGATTAAAAAATATTAAAAATGAAAACCGTTTAAAAATTGCTATAAAATGTTTAACAGAAATTATTAAGGATAGTGATATTGATAACGGTCTAATAAAAACAATACCATCTACAATTGAGACTGTAATTAAATTATCTAAAAAAAAACCTATTAATAAAAATATTAAAGGACTTAACATAGTAAGATCTATATCTATAACAGAAACAGCGTTAGAAAAAATAATAGAAAAATTAAAAAAAGAAAATTATGATTTAAATAAAATACTTGAAAATGGTTTTAGTATTTTATCAGATATTATGTGTATTGTTGGAAAATATCACTGTTTATCAAATAGTCAAAAAAAGGAAATAGCAATGGATATTATGAAATATATAATAGTTGAATTTAAGAAATGTGTAAAGGATGATACAGATATAGAACTTGATGATTTTAAACTTGATGATTTTAAACTTGATGATAATGAAAATTTGTTAATAAAATCTGTTTTTGAAACAATTCCAGATATGATTGATACAATTGTAGATGTTAATGAAAATAAATTTAATATTAACAAAAGTGCTGCCTCGTTATGTTTTGCTTGTATGGCATAAACTATATAAAAAAAGTGATAATTATAAAATAATTATTACAAATAAGGTTAACAATGTCTGTATCTAAAAAATCAATACAGAATACGCCTACGGATTTACAGAATATGAGAATATCTGTAAATCAATATATTAAAAAAAAATTAAAGAATAAAAAATATTCTTCAAAATTAGAAGAAAGAGTATATAACTATTCTTTAAAACAAACACCGATTAATGAAATAAAAATGTTTAAATATCAACTTTTTCAACATAGATATAATAATAATTTAAAATTTATTATATTAAATATCAAAGAACTTGAAAAAAAAATTAAAAGTAAGGAAATTACTTTTAATAATATATTTAATAAAAGTTCTATTGAAATATTTCCAGAAAATTGGAAAGAAGTTACTAAAAGAAAGATAGAAGAAGAAAAGTTTTTATACGAAACACACGTTAAATCAAACTGTCTTGAAAAATGTTCTAAATGTAAAGAACAAAACGTACATGTTATTGGAAAACAAGTTAGAAGTGCCGATGAACCAGAAACACATTTTTATACGTGTATTAGCTGTGGACATAAATGGGCGTATTAATTATAATAATTCTTTGATATTTTTAATAGTTTTATGAATATTTTCTATATTTGAATAACAAGAAGCATTTAATGTTAATTCACACCAAGATTTTTTAGATGTTTTTAATTTATTTGGTCTAATCAAATCTTTAATTTCTTTTATATTCTCTATTGTTTCATTTTCATATTTAGTGCTTAAAACAACATCAATATTATTATTAATTTTAAAAACTATATCAATAATATCTTGTGAAGAATCATAACTATATTGACACGGAAAACAATCATTTGGTATTTTAAATTTTTCCATATATATTACAAATAAATCTGAAAAAAATTCATCTTTTATTTTAGTATTTTTAACTTTTCTAGAAAAACTTGAACCATCTGGAAAAATAGTTAATTCAAGATTATTGTATTTGTAAATAGAATAATCTTTAATAATATCTATTTCTCCATATTTTTTTACTAAATCTTTATAAACTTTATCTATTTTATCACAAGAAATTGATATATTAGAACATATATTATTTTTTAATTCTTTATTATCAGTAAAATAATATTTAACATAATTTTCATTTTGTTTTTTATCACGGTATGACATAAATATCTTATTCTAAATAGAATGTATCTTTATATACTATATAATGTATATAACATATATCTTTATATATTTAACACTGTTCGTAATCGGTATAAATATTATTATTAATAATAATTTGATTATTTGATGTTGATATATTATATAATTTTTCTTCTCTTATATTAATTTTATTTGATATTTTAATATTATTAATAAATTTCCAATTATTATTTTTTACGATAATATTACCAGATGATATTACATTATTATAATTATATAAATTAATATCATTACCATTTATTGTAATAACACCTTCAACAACAGAATTATTTTCAAGTATGTCATTTATTTTAATATCTTTTATTTTTTTATAAATTCCAGATTTTAATTTAATTATTGTATTTTTATAAAATCCCCATATTTTTTCATTAGATTTTATTTTTGATACTATACCCCTTTTAGTAAAATTTAATTTTTGTAGAACTTCTTTTAATATTTGGTTAATATTTTTATTTTCTTCCATATAATCTCCAAATAGTGTATTATTAATTAATATTTTACCTTTTTCTGTTGTTAAACAATAAATATATTTTTCTTTTTGTTCTAATATTTTAGAAATAGGTGAATCTTTTACCATTAATAATTTATTATTTTCAAAAACATAGTGAGAACCAGATACAATTATATTTTTATATTTATATAAATCTGTATTTATACCAGAATATTTATGGACTGCTAATACTTTTCCACCCTCTTTGATAATATCACCAATATTAATTCTATAAATCTCTTTTTTTGAATTATCTTTCATAGTAATAAAAGTATTTTTATGAAAACAAAAAAATCTCCCAACACCTCCAATACTACCATTCCAAATAGAAAATAATGTTGTTACTGCGTATCCTAAAGCGAAAAATATATCTTCAAAAACTTTAAATATTTTAGATGTTATATCCGTAATTGTATTAAATAAATAAGATATTTTTTTACCGTAACCGTATATCAAGTTAGCAATTTCTAATAAGTGTTCTCTAATAGAATCTCTTAAATAGTAAATCATTTTTCTAATATTCCTAACACTCTTAATTAAATCAAAAACTACTTCTAATAATGTTTCAAAAAATTGGTAAAAAGGATACATAAATTTATCAAAAAGATTTTTTAAAAACATAATAGCACAATCAATTGCGTTACCAGTTGTTGAAGTTCCAGATGGACCCAACCAACCAGCCCACGCTAAAATACCAGGTTTACATTTATAACTAGACCAATTTAATTTAATTTCTTTTTTTCTTTGTGAATAATAATTTTTCATTTCCATTCCTTTTATCGCAAGATATAGAACTAAAATTATTATTACAAATACTATTACCATTAATAATTTCATATTTGTTATATAATAATTAATAAATTAAAAATACTTAAAAATTGATTAATAATAAATTATATTTAATATATACAATAAAAATGACAAAAGGTCTTGATTTGTTTTCAGAACATTTAGAGGATAATAAAACACCTACGCATACATTATGTAATTATTGTTATAAATTATATTTGTTTGTAACCGAAGTAAAAAATAACTTTTTTAAGAAATATTTATAAAAAATATTAAAGATAATTTATACTAATAATGTTATTAGGTTCTCAAATTTATAATAACACAGAGGGAAATAAAATTTTAAAAGAAATTAAAAATATTAATAGTTATGATGGAAATGTAATACAGTTATTTTTAAGAAAGATGTGTTCTTCTTCTAAAAAAAATAAACTTATATTTACAGAGAAAGAAATAAAAGATATTAAAAATTATTTAAAAAAAAATAAAATACACGGTTATTGCCACGGTAGTTATTTATTAAATTTTTGTAGAGTTCCGGTTGGTTTACTAAGAATTAAATGGGCGTATGAAATATTACAAGAGGATATGTTATTATCTGAAAAATTAGGATTAAAAGGTGTTGTTATTCATATGTGTTCTAGAAATGCTGTAGATGAAAAATGGAAACCTATAAAATTAAGTTTGGAAGAGACTATTAAAAGAAGTATTAGACATATAAATTATTTTTTTAAAAATTATCCTACAAATATTAAATTATTATTAGAAATATCTTCATCTGAAGGTGGAAAAATTGGGGGTAATTTAAAAGATTTTGGAAAAGTTTTCAAACCTTTATATAAAAAACACGGAAATAAAATAGGTGTTTGTATTGATACATGTCATGCTTTTGCTTCTGGATACTCATTAAATACATTAGATGGAATGAAATTATTTTTTGAAGAATATAAAAAATATGTAGGAAATATAAAAACTATAGAATTAATACATCTAAATGATTCTAAAGATGTTTTAGGTTCTAAAAAAGATAGACATTATGAAATAGGAAAAGGTTATATTTTTAAAAATAATAAAGAATCTTTAAAATATTTATTAGAATTTTCAAAAAAATATAAAATACCAATGTGTTTAGAAACTAAATCTGATTATAAAAAAGAATTTAAATTAATAAAAAAAGTTTTAATAAAAGGTGGAACAAGAAATATTTCTGTTAATAAAATAATAAAATTATTAAAAGAGTTTTATGAAATTCATAAAAGTTTAGGAAATAATATAAAAGCTTTACAATACATTAGGGCAATTGAATCAATAAAATTATCTGGAATTAAAAAAATAAACAAAGGTCAAGATTTATTAAAACTAAAATTTATTGGAAAAGGTATTGTATCAAAAATAAATGAATTTATAAAAACTGGAAAAATAAAATTATTAGAAGAATTTAAAAAAAATCCAGTTATTATAGCTCACAAAGAATTAACAGGTGTATATGGAATAGGTCCTAAGAAAGCAAAAGAATTAATAAATATGGGAGTATTATCTGTTAAAGAAATCAATTCTAAAACTTTAACAAATAATCAAAAAATTGGTTTGAAATATTATAAAGATTTGAAAAAAAAAATAAAAAGAAAAGAAGCAGAAAATGTTAAAAAAATATTAGAAGAAGAATTTAAAAAAATAGATAAAAAAGGAAAAATTATATTAGCAGGAAGTTATTATCGTGGTAAAAAACTGTTAGGGGACATAGATATTATTTTAGTTTCGGATAAAAATAATTTAAAAGAATTTATAAATATTTTAAAAAATAAAAATATTATAATAAGTTCTTTTGGTAAAAATATAAAAAATAATTATTCTGGATTAGTAAAAGTTAATAATATTGTTAGACATATTGATATTCATATGGTAAAAGAAAAATACTTATCATTCCATATGTTATATTTTTCTTCTGGTGAATTATATTCAAGAAAAATAAGAAAAATAGCAAAAGAAAAAGGTTATAAATTAAATGAAAAAGGTTTATATAAAAATAACAAAAGATTAAATATAACAATAAATGAATTGTATAAATTATTAAATTTTAACTAAAATATGTTTTATTTTCTTTTATAAGTTTTATTAAATTATTTTTTGATTTCTTTAATTCTTTTTTTATATATATTTTTCTTTTTTCTCGTCATTTTTTAACTTATTAATGTACTGATTTAAGTTCTTTTTATACTGAAATCAACAACTATTGTAAAATACAATTAATTTTACTGTTTAAATATTAAATAATAGTTATCAAACTATTATTGTATTTTGCTTTTTAAATTATTATTTATGTCTAAATCTTGGTTTATAATTGCAAACCCTATTGCAGGAAATGGAAAATTTTCTAAACAGTGGAAGGAAATTCAACAAGTACTTAACAATAAAAATATAGACTATTCTTTTGTTTTTACACAGTTTTCTAAACACGAAATTGAATTGGTGCAAAATGCAATTCAGCAAGGTTTTAGAAATATTATTTCCGTAGGTGGAGATGGAACACTACATAATATAGTTAACGGAGTAATGATGCAAAGGTATGTAAAATCTTCTGATATAACTATTGCAGTACTTCCAATAGGAACTGGTAACGATTGG